CTTAGAATCGATGAGGTCATCCCGTTTAGCTGCATGAATATACCCAATGTACTTAGTATACAACCTCAGAACAGTGTTGACTAATTCAGCCACAACCACATCATTACCCGGGGGAACTGCTATAACAAGAAAGCAACCCTCGCCTGAGTAAGCCCTTAGGAAAACATCACGAATTGTGTGGTAGAAAACTGCATCTTGTCTTGGCAACTCGGCACGAAGTTCGTGCATGGCGTCAGCAACATACTTCTGGGGGGTCTTCACACCCATTGTAACTGCAGCACTACGTATAGTACGGCTAGTCCAGGAATATGCGTCAACGAAGCGAGTGGCTGCAAATGAAACTGAACCCACAAACCATGAAACTGTAGCTGACCACGGACCAATCATCACCTCAGGTATGTTGTAATGAAACCTGGACAACAAAATGTTTATCCCCTGACCAATGTATGAAGTAACAGTCCCGTATGCATAGTATGCAACAGACCAAAAAGCCAGCTTTTTGACGGTACATACCTTGTTGTATGTGACTAATCCAGTTTGGTAATTCTGATAGAAGTCATATGAACACTCGAATTCGGCCGTGGTATAACTCATAATAAAATGAGGGTTGTACAGAGAAGCTCCTTCCACCGAGGTTTGCATAGCCCTAAACGACACTTCAAGTGTGTTCGAGCTGTTTAACTCAGAAAAGAAGACATCGTCACGCAACTTAGTCATACCTGCCAACTCAACATAGCAATTGAGTGTGTCATAAGCACCACCATACTTTGGTGGTATCACGGGTGACTCCACAGCATGGACCAAAAACTTAGAATTGTAGCAGACACTACTAGAAGTCTGCAAAAACAAGTTGGTACGTACGTTGTTCGGAATTTCCTGTACCTTGGTAACAACCATGTCAACAACAACAGCTAGGCCACTGATGTTGGCATAAGAAACCACCGAAAAGTCTGAATATTGATAGGTTTTAACCTTGACTTTTTCGGTAACATACGCAGGCGAATCTATGTGCAGTACATATGAAGAGTTACCCTTGTACCCGCTGGTTATGTAGTAGGTGTCACCAGAACATGTTTCTCTGACCTGCGCCTCAGTCTCCCCGAGGGTGTCCGCAACCTTGACTTTACAATCTACACCACTAGACAGGCAACCAAACCTGTCAATTGACCTTACCAAGGTATAGTAGAAGTAATCTGTGGCAGCGGCAGGAAGGTCAAAACATTTAACATAACCACTCTGTGCCAGAAGAACCCAATCGTACTCAGATGTAAACCCGTCACGTTCGTAATTGTGTGCAGCTCCTTGATTAAACATGAAGCTAAGCACTAAAATTACTATAAGATAACGTGCCTTAGTTGAAAACAGTCCTAGAACTATAATACAAACGCACGGGTAAATACTGTGTACACCGTTGTCAGCTGGAGGATTAGCATGATGTTTCTTATTTTGGTGGTGGTCAGCAGAACTATCTTTACGCTTGGGCCCTTTTGGTGCAGGGTGTTCATCACTCTCCTCGTCGCCAAAGAAAGTGTAAACATCTGCGGGCAATTCGTCATTTAGTTCTTCAGGTTCTTCACCACCGAGCACATCCACATAATGGTAGCCCAGCGTTGAGTCGCCATTGACTTTGGCAAACATGATAGCATCACTTGATTCTAACCCAGTGCTTTCCTGCATAGCCTCAATTGTCTCTTCATAAGTTTTACACGCCTTTCTACACTTTGGCAGACTGACATAATTGACACTGAAGACACGGTTCTTGCTTGCTTGAACTTGAAACTGCGCGTACAGATGCTTTACCCTGTTTGCCGCAACGACCTCAGTCCGTATAGTCTTGTAGTCGTCGTTATTGGCTGAGGCACCCAGTTGTTGAAAGTCCCCGACTGTTTGCAAAAGGGCGGCCTGAATACCCTTGGTGATAAAATCTTCTTTAGTTCCGTGCGGTATGCCGATCACTAGGAAAACGCTCTCCCCTTGGACAAAACGTTCCACTGCCAGCTTCATGGTAAAATAAAAACTGGCAGGTTGGTTTGGCATAGCATCATGAAGCTGAAGGTCGAAAGAATTTGCAAACTCTGTGTACTTCTTCAGGCCAAATGCAACACTCATGTTGGACAACTTAGTTTTCATCCACGAAAACATGTCAACAAAACGCAGACCAACAAAGGAGGTAAACTTGTTGAATTGTTCAACACTCTCGCACCATCTACCCAAAATAGGGATGGGTATGTAGCTATGAATTGTAGCTAGGGCGAGTTCGAGCAGTTTATAACCTCCTTCAGCAGCCAAATCGTAGATGTAGTGACTAAATGTCCAACCATTGATCTTGACAACGTCACAGTTCTTGGTATAAGAGGCTTCCTCAGTCAACTTGGTCTGGTAGAAGTCATAACGGCACTCATACTCTTCAGTAGTAAATGTTTGAACAAAGTGACTAGCATACGGCCTATCACCTTCAAGTGCCAACGACATGACTCGGAAAGAAGCTTCCAAAAACCTGACATTCTCCATGTCCTTCTCTATGGTGGCAGCCTTTAGCTTGTTCATGGAAGAGGTCTCGATGTGACAGTTGATAACGTCATCAAGGCCACCATGTTGGAGTGCAATAATGTGACCAGCAGTCCCACGAGGCCAATACATAACCTTCCTACAAGGGAAGCGCTGCTGACCACCATGAATGTACTTGTTCGGTACGTGGTTCTTGTTGCGACGGGTTTTCTCAGGTGCATCTTTGAAACGTTGGTACTCATCCATAACTACCACCCAATCATGAAGGATGGTGTATGACATGTGCATGTCACCGGAATCAGTTGACATGTGCTCAGTGTATAGTGTTAGGTCTTCCTCAATGTAAGGAGGCGACTCTATGCTGAGCACTTGTGGATGTTCAACCGGTGGTAAGATGTAGTACGTGTCGCCTGAGCAGAGGTGTTGGTAGGAAACCTTTTTTCCATCGATAACAACCCCTGCCTCATCAACTGTGGCACCTGATAAATTAATTATGCCACAATTTTCACCTGAGGCTATGCAGCTATACTTATCCAAAACCCCCGTGAGAGAATATTGGAAATAGCCTGACGCACGCACAGGTACAGAATAACAGACATAAGAGCCAGCCTTAGCAAGTGCTGCCCAGTCTCTGGTCGAACTGAATCCATCATGCTGGTACGCGAATGCAGTTGGTGTCAACAGCAGAAAGGCACACATT